GATAAACTTGCTTCAATATCTCTTAATTTTGATTTACCTCTTGATTCTCCCATTTCTGATAAAAGCATTGTGCCTCTAACAGATTCTGGAGCATTGTCTTTAAACCCTTGTAATAATTCTGGTATACCAAAATTTAAATCTATATATTTTTCTACCCTATCAATTAAATAATAAAACTCACTAGTAAGTGGAGCTGGTTGTGGATAATGTGGCTCACCAAACTCTGGATTATATTCAATAACCGCATTTGGGTTAGCCCAATCCTTTTCTAGTTGACTTACATTATCTACACTACCTTCAGGTATTAATAGTTTCAATCCAGCAGCTGACTGAGCGTGTGACAAGGTTAAAGAGAATAACTTATTTAAAAGTCTCTGAGAGTCCTTAACCTTGTTCACATCTGACTTTGGATAGGGAGTATTAGTCCAAATGTTCGTGAATGGAACAATTGGATATATATCAGTGTTTAATATACGCTCATAAAGTAATGTGTCACCTATGCTACTGCATTGTGCAATTCTAACTTGTTGAATTTCTTCAACTTGTATTGAACCTGATTCTATAGCCTTTTCAGTTTCAGGTTCTTGTATTACCTGTAAATAAACTTCTGGGTCAACAATTTTTTCAGCACCAGTAAGAGTGTTAAACAATCTGTAATAAGGTACTCTTACTTTGTAAAATCTATCTAATATTTGATATTTTTGATTTACGTTATAATCTAAGTCTTTTGCTTCAGCTGGTGTTAATACGTTATTACTGTTTTTTAAATTAGATGTTGGATAGTCTTCTCCATATAAAGAGTTTACACCAACTTCAATATCATCAATCATTTCTTCTAATTGAGGATATAAATCTAATACTTGCTGCCTGGTTAAAAAAGTAGACAATATCATTCCTGATGCATCATTAAAAAATCTATCTCTTGATGCTGGGTCTACATATACTCTAAAAGGGTCTATGTGCGTATACTTAACTTCACCTCTACCATAGTCTGCCTCAGGGTCTACGTATACATACATATATCCCAGTCCAGTTACAGCATAATCGTGCACTACTTGTTTAAAAGTGCTATCTCCGTTTGAAATATCCCATACATATTCTAATATAGTTCTCCAAACGTTTGCTAGTTTATTATCTGAATCTTCTCTAGCTATTACAGAAAACCTTGCTGGTCTTGCTGTAAGTAAAGATTTTAATTTATCAACAGCTGCATATACTCTGTCAATAACAAAATCAGCTTGCCCTACTGCTTGTAAAGCATCTGATTCGTCTGTGCTATAATGATTTCCTAAAGTAAAATCTACTGCATTTCTTGCTTCAGCGTCCCACTGCTCTCTAGCGTCTCTCCATCTTCTAAAGAGTTCTTTGCTTATTTGTGGTTTGCTTTTATTATCGTCGTAGTTTGCCATATACTCCCAATTTGTATTTTACGTCTAAAATACCAACTTTACGACGTTGTTGTCAAGAAAAAAATTATAATTTTTGTCCAGTAATCCAACTTATTGCTTGAGATGTAACACTTTTTTCCTTATTTACCATTCTTTCTTCGAATTTATCTCTATCTAAAGCATTACTTCTAGGTGGCTTTGCTGTAGTAACAGCATACCATAATCCATCAAGAAGGTCGTCGTTTCTACCTTTAGGAAACTCAAACATTTCATCTATGATTTCTTGATGCTCTTTTTTGATATATAGTTTTCGTCCATTTACAATAGGACATAAAAGTGTTTCTAGCCTATCTTCTTTTTTAATACCACCTGGTGGACGAACTCCTTGAGATAGTCCAGGTGCTAGTTTTCTATCAGAACCAGCAAGTTTGTTTACGTGGTCTTTAATTAAACCCTGTGCACCAACCTTTTCTACATTTACTCTTCTTACTGGGTGGTACTGTCTTGCTATTTCTATAATTTTCTGAGGCATATCATATAAAGGCGAATGCTCTCTGTAGTAATCAATAATATAAACATTTCTATCACTATCTATTCCAATAGTAACAATAACCTGATAGTCGCTTCTAGCATTTGCTTCGTACGCAAGGTCAACTCCCATATATACATTTACAGGTATAGCTGCCTCGTCAATCATCATGTAGTTAAATCCATTTCTGCTTTCGACGTGTCCTCTGTAGTAATTAATTCTATCAATCATAAACTTAGCATTTTCTACATCTCTAGCTTCATTAAGATACTCTTGTGCAAACTTATGAACAAGTCCCATATCTGTAAATCTTCTTTTGATGTCAGTAAGTTTTTCTTTGGTAAAATAATTAGGCCACAAAGGAACACCGTCTAATATTGCTTTTTTATACAATACAGACCAAGCAGATTTTCTATCATCTTTCTGTGCGTCTAGCCAGCCATCGTAAACTCCCTGTAGGAACGAATCGTAATGGACTATCGTACCAATAAGCCATATTGACCCTTCGTTTCCTTTGGAGTTTTCTAGAGCGGGCTCTACTGTGGACATAACCCATTCTTTAATTTCCTTTCTTCTATCTGGTGTTTTCGTATTTAATTCTGACTCAAAGTCGTCAAGAATAATATTTGTATATCTTAATCCTAATTGTGACCTACCTCTCAATCTTTGAGAAGTACCTTTTGCTATAATTCTATCACCTCTTGCGGTAGTAAATTCTTTTTCTGTCCACTTACTTCCTTTTAAATCACCAAAATAATATTGAAGCGCAGGATTCATATCTATATGATTTTGTATATATTTAATATGGTCTATAGCCTGAGATTGTTCTTCTGAGACCCAAGCGATAAATTGTTTTTTTTCAGGAGGTGCAAAGTATAGCTGATATAGTAATGCTGTTTTTGCTAGAGTAGACTTTGCGTGTCCTCTAGGTAATATAATACAAATTCTTTTTTCTTCACCTAAAAGCAGGTCACTTAACTCATATTGATAAGGAGCAGGGCTTGATTTCATAAAATCTTCTGGTAAAAACATTTGACCAAAAGTTATGATATCTTTTCTAGCTAATTCTAATGCCTGCTCTTTCTGACTTAAATCAGGAGGTATTATGTTAAATTGTTGCGGTTTCTTCGTATTTTTTTTCATATACCCTATCTAACATAACAAGTGTTTTGATTGAATGCCAATCTCCATCTGGTACCTCAGTGAATGTTTTTGACTTTTCCCAAAGTTTAGGACCAGCTACATATATCCACGCTTTTTCTGTTTCACCATTATCTAGGTTAACATTCACAGTAGTTCTAATATATAAACCGCCTTCTACGTTTTCATACTGGTCATACATGTTAAGTTCTTCATCAGACACGTTTACCAACTCAACTACTGCACCTTTACCCTTTTCATTCTTTATAATAGCTGGAAACGATTGAGTTCCAGGAAAAACTAGACTAAATCCTTCTATTCTTCCTTTACTAGGATAATCTCTTCTTAATGTTCCATATACAGCTAATCTCATGAATAACCTACCTCTCTTACTATTCCTACGTTTGTTATATCAAAATCTGAATCATACATTGTTAAACAGTTGATACATTTCATCTCTTTAACATCTTTGCTTTTAATATCCCAAATGAAAACAGCTGTTTTACGTAAGGGATAAGAGCAAATGTGACAACGCTTACTTTTCGCGTGTGACCTTAACTTCCTCCAGCTTTTTGACCTCTTTCCCTTGAATTGCATTTAGTTGCTCCTTCGTAAATCCTTGGAACAATGTTACAGACTCTGTTTGCTTTTCTGTATCCATCATACCAGATAATTTCATTAATGTTGTTATTGCAGTTAATTTATCTCTATCTGAAGTTCCGCCCTTATCAATGATATGACGCATTTCTTCTAATAAATACAAAGGCGTTATCTCTGCCTCTGCTAAATATTTGTCTATTTCTTCTCTAATCAATTTTTTCACCCTATCAGTTTTTAATAATAGTTTAGCTTGTGATTTTGCATAATCTTCTTTTTTACTAGGAAAAGCTTTCATATATGCTTCAACCACATCATCTCCTTTTGCAACATACTTGCTAAACAAAAACTCTTTTTCAGTAGCATGCTTTCGTTCTTTCTTTCGTACAGAAGGAGATTTACCTTCAGTTGAAAAGGTGTGCATATTAGTTCTCATGGGTCCAACCATGTCGACATTATCTGAACAAATGAATGAACCGATAATAGTTCTGATGAAAGTGGTCTCTTTCTTGGTATTCTTTTTTAAAATACCTAGGTGGAGAACTTGGCATACATTGCCATCGTCAGTCAAAACCCAATCTCCTTTGTTAGAATGTCTCCAATCAGTCACCAGGGGCATATCGCTATGATATTCTCTGAACTCATCTTGACTTTCATACAAATAGTGTGTCACACCTTTTACAACTCGCTCTAACATAATTTAACTATTTTTCTTCTTTTTCGTCAACGTCTTTGTTAAGCTCGTCGATTACAAAACGAATATAGTTATTAGCAAGAAATCTAAGTTCATTAGCTTGCTGGTCTAGTCGCATAAGCTGACCTGCCAGTTCATTGGCTCTATTGTACTGAGCCTGAGCTTCTTCTGTTAAATCAGAATATAAGAACTTAATTTCTTTACCATCGTTCATTATCGTTAGTTTCTCTTCTTTCTTACTCATCACTCTCTCCTTATAAAGGTCTCACCATTGGTGGTGCGTGTTCTTCTAGTTTTCTATGTAATAACTCTAATATCTCTACATCTGCTACATTATGGTCATATACATATTTTAAAGACTTCTTATCGCCCCATCTTGCTTTTTGCCAGTATTCTGGTTTGATGCGTGTTTTACCATCAATACCAAAAAACTCTGTTGCAGCTTGCAAAGATGAACGATGTAGTTTTAATTTAGACCTTACTACATAATATAGGTCTTTATGGGACTTTTGCTTATACATAGGGAAGTATGTTCCATGATATAACGCTCTAGTTCTAATAAACGGAATATCAAACCTAGTACCATAATAAGTCATAATAACATCGTATTTGTTCATTTCTTCTACTAAAAGCTCAACAATACGTGCATCTGACTTTTCTGACATTAGTTCTTCTCTTGTTATACAAGCACCAGCAACCTTTTTTACGCCTCTTCCTTTTAGACACCAAGAAAGCATTACGTCGATATTAGCGCTAAACCCAGTAGATTCAATATCTAGGTACCCAATAGTAATTTCATGCCCAGTTTTGTATCTTTTAGGTTTTCTAAACCCTAATGATTCTATTTTTCTAGTTACTGCCTTATACGTTCTATTGTATCCTGCTAGCCTTACTTCTTGGTACAGTTGAAATGCAGACTTATTTGTCTTTTCATACTGATGTAGTATTACTATCTCTTCATCTGTCCACAGTTTGTTTTTAGCCATTACTTGCCTCTTTCATTATTAGTATAATTCTTATGTAATTCTAATGCAACAGCAGATAAATAAACACAAAGGTCTAATAATTCCTCAATGCTCTCTTTTAGATTGTCACGAGTTCCATCAATCGGCACCTGTTCGCCGTATTTTTTGGCGCCGATGTCAAGCCTCTCTTTTATCATGCTTAGTATTTGGTCGTTATTTGTCATTTCTTAGGAAAATCCTCCATATCTGGCCTATCTTCTTGGTCTCTTAATATTCTTTCGTACCTTTTCCAGTCTAGGTTTTTACTTATCTTTTCAAGAGCATTTAATTTTTGCTTTAATTTCTGTACAATGTTCGTTCTTCCTAGACTTTTGAATTTTAAGATTGCTTTTCTGATTTCTTCCACAGATAATCTCCTATTCCTAGTTGAAATAACCCATTACTTATAGCTTCTATTTGTCTTTCATTGTGTTCTAAGCCAGTATTATAGAAAATGGCGTGTAAAACCTCGTGAATTAATGTTTCTTTCATTCTAGATGCTGCTATTTCATCGTTTATGTAAATAATATTCTCTTTTACTGCGTGTCTACCGTATAATTCTTTACGTGGGTCTTCATGTTGAAGCTCATCAACCAGTATTTCATAAGTATGACCGCCTATATTTAATTTTCTTATCATATTTTACCCTCCCAGTTGGTAAATGTGTACATAAAAGTATGTACGTTAATGTTTTGTGTATGCAACTTACATTCATTTTTATACAGTAGTCAAGTAAATAATACAAATAATTAAAAATAAATTTTTAACAAAAGGTAAGAAATATCTTGACAACAAAAATTTTTTCTTCGTACCTTCTAATACTCGGTGCTCTTAAAAATATATGTTTATTAAATCATTTTCTTAAAGAATACTCGGTGCTCTAGAGACCCTCTTCTCAATTTTACCGCCGAAAATTTTTTAAAACACGAAAAAAACATAATATTAACAAAAAAACATCAAACCGCCGCACTTGGTTGAAAAAATGGCCAAGATTGTGTGCGCTTCTTTTTTCGTCATTAGGGGTCGGGTCTTTTTCCAATTAGAAATTCCAAAATTAGGTTGAAAATTCCATTTTTGGAATAATGGTTATTTTTTGCAAAAAGTACAAAAAATGTACAAGTTTTTTAAAATATTTTAATTTTTTTTTATGCCTAGCGTCCTTAATCGCCGTATCTCTAACAATATCAACACTTACAGGCATCTATCTCTATAAAAAAAAGTTTATTTTTTTGTGTTATTTTATTGACTTTCTCATATAGTATTTTTAACGTCTTAACATGACAACAAAAAACAAAATATGGAATATCAAAAGAGATAAAAAGATAAAAAAAAATAATGAAACAGAAGAAAGATATAAAAATAAGAGAGAAAAATATAATAGAAGATT